AATATTATATCGGATGGCCGCCACGTGTCGCTAATCAACGATAGAGACTTCTAGTATATATTGTCCCCTTTACCCCAAAACATAGCACAGAAGTTTGAGAGCTCAATCGGAGTACACCCCTCTTATTACAAAAATGCCATCGGTTATGCGTCTATAACTTCTCCCGAAAGCTCTCAAAACAAAGAATGGGGTTTTCTATATAAAGAACATCAGATCTAATCATAATAAAAATCGAAATCTTTACCAGATTTCTCCTCTTTCTCAAAAACAATACACATATTTAAAAGAATAAACAAATATTCTTTAGTTCTTGACTTAATTTCTGGAAAACCCAGAAAATCTTATTCTTCTTCAACAGTTCTTCATCGAGTGTTTTCCCAAACAAAATTTCATTTGTTCATCAACAGTTCAACTTCAGTCTTCGGTTCCGCTGCGCGGCCTTTAATTTTCTAATGGAATCTCAGCTAGCATTTCCTCCTAACGCTTTCAATTACATAGAGTCCCACAGGGACGAATATCAGCTTTCACATGATCTGACTGAGATCGTTCTGCAATTTCCGTCAACGGCGTCACAATTCACAGCAAGACTCAGTCGGAGTTGTATGAAGATCGACCATTGCGTCATAGAATACAGGCAGCAGGTTCCGATTAACGCCACCGGGACGGTAATTGTGGAGATACACGACAAGAGAATGACGGAAAATGAATCGCTACAGGCGTCATGGACTTTTCCGATCAGATGCAACATAGATCTCCACTACTTCTCAGCATCCTTCTTTTCGCTCAAAGACCCAATTCCATGGAAACTCTATTACAGAGTTTGCGATACGAATGTTCATCAGAGGACTCACTTCGCGAAATTCAAAGGGAAACTGAAATTGTCGACGGCGAAACATTCAGTGGATATTCCGTTCAGGGCACCGACGGTCAAAATCCTATCCAAACAGTTCACAGACAAAGATGTCGACTTTTCCCACGTCGACTACGGAAGATGGGAAAGGAAGCCCATCAGATGTGCATCCATGTCAAGACTTGGGCTCCGAGGCCCAATTGAAATAAAGCCTGGTGAGTCTTGGGCTTCCAGGAGTGCATTGGGAACGGGTCAATCAGATGCGGACTCAGAGGTCGAGAACGAGCTGCACCCATACAGACATCTAAGTAGGCTAGGGACCAACATTTTAGACCCTGGAGAGTCTGCTTCAATAGTGGGAGCCCGGAGAGCGGAATCAAACATAACAATGTCCATGGGCCAATTAAACGAACTAGTAAGGACTACGGTCCAAGAATGTATTAATAGTAATTATAAGGCTTCTCAGCCCAAAACGTTGCAATAAATTCTTATTTTTTATTAATCATCCAATATAATCGAGATCAAACGATACAAAGCTTGACGCCCTAGACATAGTATCTGACATCCAACAATAGTAGACTAACAGGGCGTTCTTGCTGATGTTACCATAAACGCCGTTACATGAATCACGATCCAAATCCTTAAACGTGGACCAACAATTGAAACGCCTGTTAGAGAGAGCTGTGGACCCTTCAACATCAACCATCATACTATCCTTCTCCACAGACAATACACGTTTGAACACGTGTCTTATGTAAAACCGGTCTTTCAAAGAAGGGGTTATGCTGAGGTTTCCATGGCTGTGGATCCTAGCGCCAAATAGTTCATCAAACGTATGTAGACTGCCGGACGCACCCAGATGGGGTTTTCGATCCACAACGACAACGAGTGAGAAAACTCCTTCGACCTTGGAAGTAGAACCATCCATGTTCATATCAGACATGACACGTTCGATCTTCACCGTACCTTTGAAACGCAGCCGTTTCAACTTGATATACGACCTGCTTCGGTTCGGTTGAGTCTTACCCAAACAAGGGAAGCTGATGAAAGTTGCCAAGGCTGCATTATGGGCCATTACAAAATCTGGCCCAAACTGATTCTCGTGCATGCGTTGGGCTATCATCTTGGGCTCGTCATTGGGTTTAGTTGCATTAACAGATCGACGTCTCCCATCATCTCGTTTGGAGATGGTTGATCGCTTAAACAAATTATTACGTGAATAAGAACGACGTGCAACAAATGAGGCACCACGCTTAGACCTAAAAGGATACATTATCAAATGATACCACTTTATCAAAAATAAACGTTTAATTAACAACTAAGCGTGGTAGACTGCTGAGTCACATCGAATATAATAGATCAACATGGCCCAATATATAGAAAAGCTAGTTCACAATAAGACTTAACTTAACTCAGCAGCGCGGTCTCAAATCAGCCACGTCCATCATGTAGTACAATGGGCCATATTCAAAAGACAACACACATAGTCTCAAATTCAAATCTGGTCGCGAGACATGAAAGTAATTACCTTTAATTTGAATTAAAGAGATAGATAAATACTCACTGACAAAAGGGCCCATTGTAGCGGGAAAAGGACCATTACAGAGACGCCACGTTGAGAGGGCCACCAGAGGGAGGAGGGGGCGGGGTTAATGCGCAACAGCTGGCGAGAGAGAGCCAATAGAGAGACAACACGTTGAGGGAACGTCCCCCGGCGCGGCCATCCGGT